ATATTAATTCATATACCTTTGTAAAAGCAATCGCAGAAGAACTTCGTGGTCTTGCCGTGGAGTTTAATGTGCCAATTGTCAGTGCTACACAAACTACAAGATCTGGTTTTGGTTCTTCTGATGTTGATATCACTGATACTTCTGAGTCCTTTGGTCTCCCTGCTACTGCTGATCTTATGTTTGCCCTTATTAGCACAGAAGAGTTGGAGCAGTTGGGACAGATTATGGTGAAACAACTGAAGAATCGCTATAATGATCCTACCATTTATAAGAGATTTGTGATTGGAATTGATCGTGCAAAAATGAGACTTTATGATTGTGAGCAGTCCGCACAAAATGATATTCTTGACAGTGGACAAGAAGATGATTATAATGATGAAGGAAGAAAACCTAAAAAATCATTTGAGGGATTTAAATTTTGAAATACAAGTCAGAAGATTATTTTTCTATTCTTAATAAAAGAACTGGTAAAAAAATCTGCGATTGCTCAGATGAAATTGATGCACTTATGATGGTATCATTTGATCCCACAAACAGAACTATTTCAAGAAATCAATTTCTTATGAGTGATGTTATTGATGTCGAAATTAAAAAACAACTACCGACCTCAAATGTTACAGTTTCTAATACTAAAGAAAACGGATGTTCTCCTAGAAAGGAGCAACTTGAAGATGTCACACCTTTAAAACTACCACAAAGTGATTTGCAACCATTAGACTTATGACTATTGATCTTAAAAAGTATGTTGAGTTCGTTGATACAACTACATCAAATCCCAGCAAACAACATAGTGAGTTTCTCAAACGTCTTCAGGATCTTGAGACACAAGGATTTCCTACCCAGCGATTGCTTACTGCTGCTGTAGGAATGTCTGCTGAAGCAGGTGAGTTTACTGAAGTCGTAAAAAAAATGATCTTTCAAGGCAAACCAGTTAGTGAAGAAAATCTGTTTCATCTGAAGCGTGAACTTGGAGACATTATGTGGTATGTTTCACAAGCATGTCTTGGACTGGGAGTCACTCTTGAACAAGTCATTCAAATGAACTTCGAAAAACTGAGTGCTCGTTATCCTGAGGGTGCTTTTACTATTGAACGTTCTGAAAATCGTGTTAAAGGAGATTTATGAGTAAAGAAAAACAAGTAACAATCAAAATGGATACTTATGCTGCAGCAGCAGTTCGTCAAGTATTGTTTGAGTCACAAAAATCTTATACTTATGATGATGTGAGTGTTCCACCTAGAATTACAAGTATTAGGTCTGTGATTCTAGATCTGGATCAAAAAATTGAAGAAAATGTAACTGAATAATCTAAACCCTTTCATAAATAAATGGAAGGGTTTTTTTAATACTAAAAAAGTATTTCAATAGATGGCTAAATTAAATGAGGGAGATGTTATAGAAGGAATCTTCTCCATCACTATTGCTCAACTTTTTGCTTATGGAACAGTTGATAAAGGAAAATTAAATGCATTGAGAGCAAGAATAGATCCATCAATGTTCTCTACTGGTAGATTTACTACCACAGTGAGAGAATATAGAGATGGAAAACCAGAGGATAAAATAAAAGTTATACTTACTGTTAGACTGAAACCATCTAGTGTATCGGAGGCTTTTGGACCTCAATATGAATTGCTTTATAAGGAATCACGTGACGTTGGAAACATCAATCAAAAAATAGACCAATTAATAACACAAACAAATACAAATTATAGAAGAAGAATAGAAACAATTAAAACAAATTTTCTTAAGAATAATCAAAGTGATGTTGTAGATATTGATATTATCGCAGACGGAATTGCAGGAGAATCTTCTGGTGGACTAATAAAAGGTGATATTGATGTTAAAGTAACAATAAATGGAAAAGAGTCAATGGATGATAGATTATCTTTTTCTTTAAAATCTGGTAGTAAAACTCTTGCAAATTTGAGTCCTTTCAATGGAATGATGGACGTTGTTTCTAGATTTGGAATTACTTTGAAAGACAGAAAAAAATATGAGGAACTTCTTGGAAAAACACTTGCCTCTGCAAAAACATCCGCAGAGAAAAGAATGAAAGTTGAACTAATTGAAGAACTTTATAGTGAAATTAAAAATGCTCTTAAAAGCAAAAGCGGAACTCCTCAGTTTAGTAACTCTGCTTATGAATTGTTTAAAGATAGTGCTTTTGGTAGTGATTTAGCAGAAGTTGTTGATATTAATAAAACAAAAATAAAAGAAATGAACGTTGATGCAATAAATCAACTTCAACAAAGTAAAGAAAAAGTTACCTGTACAATAAGTGGCAATAACATGAAATTCCTGGTAAAGAACAAAGAATTATTCCAAATGAGATTTAAAAAGAGAGCAGAGGAAATAGGATCGAATGATTATGCAATTAAAGAATTGAAATTCTATATTGAAGCAGGTCCAGCTGCATACAGCAAATAGATAAATAATTAGAAAGCAAATAAGTGCAATAAGACACATTAATGAAAAGTTTTTTACAGTTTCTATCTGAAGTAGTAACAGATGCATCTAAGCAAGCTCATGAAATGGGTTTGAAAGGTGATGGACATGGTGGATGGGTTGATGATAAGGGAACTTATGTTGCAAAAACTGTAAAGGGAAAATTATATTTTTTTGGTAAGCATAAAAGAAAAGAAGAACCTCAAAAAGCACCTGCTGCAAAAGCATCTGCTGCAAAACCCCAACAAGCATTTAAGTTACCAGCACCTGCTCCAGTTCAACAGACATCTGGTATGCCTCTTCCTCCAGCTGGGGCACCAGAACAAGGAGAAGAGCAGCAAGTTGTTCCGTTGACTGTTGTGTTTGGTAGATTTAATCCACCTACAATTGGTCATAAGAAACTTTTAGATCGTGCAAAGGCAATCTCAAAAGGTGGTGACTTTTTAGTGTTTCCATCAAGATCGCATGATCCTAAGAAGAATCCATTATCACCTGCAGTGAAAATTGATTTCATGCGTCAAATGTTTCCTAAGTATGCAGATAACATTGTAGACGATTCTAATGCTAAGACAATCTTTGATGTTTTGATAGATGCTCAAGAACAAGGTTATACTGATGTTACACTTGTTGTTGGTGCAGATAGATTGAAAGAATTTGAAAATCTTGCAATGAAATATAATGGTGAACTTTACAACTTTAATTCTATTGAAGTATTATCTGCAGGAGACCGTGATGCTGAATCTGAGGGTGTTGAGGGAATGTCTGCATCTAAGTTGAGAAAGTTTGCTGCTGCAGGAGATTTTGATTCTTTTGTGAGAGGAGTTCCGAAAGAACTTGATGATGAATCAGTAGATAAACTGTTTAAGATTCTTCGTAAATCTATGAACATTAAGGAAGGAGTTTCTCTTTGGGAAATTGCACCAAAACTTGACTATTCTGGGTTACGTGAAAATTACGTTGGTGGTTATGTTTTTGAAGTAGGTGATGTAGTTCAGAATGATAACACTGGTTTGTGTGGAGAAATTATTCGTGCTGGTGCCAATCATGTGATTGTAATTACTGAAGATGGGGTTATGTTTAAATCGTGGATTAAAGATCTCTCTGAGTGGACTGAAGTATCTGGTGTTCCAGCAGATCAAAGATTAGTCGGAACTGATTCTTATAGGGAATACGTCAGAGACTTGACTCCACCTCGTCAACCAATTTTAAATTTCATAAATAATTCAAGGAAAAATCGTTCAAGATCTGGCAATGTACGATAGAGAAGACTTCATTCAAGAAAAAGCACCTCCTGGTGCAAAGTATGAGCGTATGGTAAAACATATAAAAGCAAAGTACAAAAAGGGTGGATTATCCGATAAAGAAAAATCAATTGCTTATGCGACTGCTCGGAAGCAATATAATAAGGAAGAAGTGGAGCAACTTGATGAAAGAAGAAGAGCAGAGAAAGGAACTCCAAGAAAACCACGCAATCCGGCATTTGAGTTGGTTGCTAAGTCTATGGCAACTGGTAGATTAGGAGTGCAACCAAGAGGTCAGAAAAAAGAACCAGGCAAAAAACCACCCGCTGCTGGTGAGTATGGATCTGAAAGAAGATCTCCTGCACAGAAAGTAGAAAAGCGTCGTGCTGATGCTCAAAGAGCACAAAACATGATGCATTCTAGATTTGATCATTTTGAATTAGATGGAAATGATCTTCAAGAAAAGTATCTTTACACTTATCTGTATGAGCGTAATTATGATGCTCTAGATAAAGACATGGATGGTGATAAAGATTTTGCTGATGTGATGATTGCTAGAATGATTGCTTCTGGTAAAAGCAGAGAGGAAGCGATTAAAGCAACCATGAGTAAAGAGTATAACAAGAAAGGGAAAAAGGTTAAAATCTCCGATGAGTTTTCTGATTGGAGAGATGAGTTGGAAGAGTCACTCTCAAAAAAGTCTCCATTCGTTGATGTGATGCCTAGAGATGGGCAAAATGGTGATGAAAGTAACAGTTTAAAGGCAGCAAGAAATAGACAACAACCAAATCAAAATGTAACTGCAGAAAGTCTTGATGAATTTGCAGATTCTATTGGTGGATTTTTGGTTGAAGCAGAGCAACTAAATGAGTTTCTTCCTGCTGTTGGTGTTGCTGCTAGCAAATTACCTTTTCTTGTTCGTGCAGTTACAACTGCTGTAAAATCTCCTGCTGCTAGGAATGTAATTGTTAGAGGACCTAAGGGGTTTAAACCACCGACAATTCCCAAACCTGGACCATCAACACCAGTTGTAACACCAGGAACAAAACCAGCAGTTCCAGTCCCAGTTACACCTGTTCGAACTCCAGGAACAAAACCACAAACACCAACAATTCCCGGACCAGCACCAGGTCCAAAACCAACACCAACACCAGCACCAGGTCCAAAACCAACACCAACACCAGCACCAGGTCCAAAACCAGTTCCATTTGTAACACCAACAATTCCCGGAGTAAAATCACCTGTTAAAACTGGATTAGCAGTTGGAACTGGATTAGCAGTTGGCGCTGCTGTAAAAACAGCAACTGATATTCTTCTTGATCCATTAAAAAAACCAGAAATTGATTCAGTAATTCCAAGTGGACCTGATGGGCCTGAGGGTCCTACCTATGGTGATAATCAAATACCAAACATTCCAACACCCAAACCAAGAAAAAACAGATACAAAGGAATTATTGGATCCACATTAAATCCTCAATAAAACAACAAAAAACTAAATAATTAAAGAATAACTTAGGAGGTTACTATGTCTGCAGGACTTATCTGGGCTTGGGTTGTTGCTAATGAAGCAACAGTAGCTACACTTCTTTTACTTATTTCTGAACTTCTTGGAGCAATTCCCAAAGTTAAGTCAAACGGAATTATATCTTTTGTGATTATTCAAATTCAACAGCATCTTAAGAAAAGGGGTGCAGTAGACCCAACTCCTTAAATTTTATACAAATAATCCAAGGAGACCAAGTTAAGGTCTCCTTTTATTATAAATAATAACAGGAATTTATAAGGTAAGAAACATGTCTCTTTGGGGCGATACGGACGCAGTACCATCAGTATCTACCGCCACAGTTAGCCTTTCTGGATTTACTGTAACTGGATCTGGAACATCATTCGGTCTTACTGGTTGTGCTCAAACTGGTGATATTATTAGATTTGGCGCTCCTAGCAGAGGGGCAACTGGTGCAGGTCATACATATTACGGTGATGCGGTTATCACGGGAATTACTAGTGCATCTATTTGCACGATTGGATCAACTGCTGGATTAGATGCTCATGCAGGAATGAGTACTCATTTTACTATCAGTAGATATCCAAAGTTCCTTGTCAAGGATTCTTTGTATAGTCATGCAAGAACTGATGCTGATGCTGTAGTTTATGGCATCTCAACAACTTCATCAACGACTTATTCTGTTACACATCAAGGTTGGGTAGGTGTTACCACTTATCTTGATAATGCAGGAAATCTGAGAGTAAAGAATGAAGTTATGGTTGCAATGTCTGGTATTAATACTGCCGCAAATGTAATTAATAATACACCTAGCCTGACATTCCCAACAGATGCTGGTAGATCTTGATTGAATAAACTCAGATGAGATTTGATGAATTGAATGATAATAATTATTTAATGTTTGCTATTAAAAATTATGAAAATCCTCAAGCCTTAACGCAAGAAGATTTTTATGAAGATTTAAAGCGTTTTAAATACATCACTCGTCTTTTGCGTCGTTATAAAAAAACTGGAGAACTGAAATCTCATTTAATTTTAAATCATTTTATTTGTTTATATAATGTTTGGGGTGAAGCAGCAACTCCTTTATTATTTTTTAAATTAGAAAAAGAATTTTGGTCTTCAATAAAAACATTTTTAATGTATTTAAATAGAATACCAGAGTATCCAAGAACTGTATTACATGAAATTCCTATAGATCAAAATTGCTTAAAGGAGTTGGAAAAGGTATGATGAACCCAGAAAAACTAAATAAAATTATGAAAATTCTTCATGACTTAAAGGAGGATGGGACAGCAATTGAACCAACCAATTCTCTTGCTGCTGGCAAAATTGCAGGAACTGTTGAGTCTGGAGATAATCCACCAGTTGATTTAAGAAAAAGAAATACAAAAAGATGGAATCCCTTTTTCAAACAAATGGCCCAGGTTCAGAGGAGAAAGTCCGCAAAGTAAATGTTCAATCAAAACACCATAGCAGACACTAAAATTGCTGTGTTAGAAGAAAGACTTTCTTCCTATGAAGTTATGATTAAAAGAATTGATGAAGCAATACAATTGATGGGAAAGAGTAGTCAAAACATCAGTAAAATGCTTGCCGTTCATGAGGAAAGAATTGAGCAGTGTCACAAAACAGATGATTCTATTGCTAGAATGATTGAAGAATTAAGACTTGAAAATAAAGATCAACATGACGCAGTTTCAGAAAGAATTAACCGAATTGAAAATGAAGTTAAAGAAATTGGTAAAATAAAATGGATGGTCGTTGGGTGTGGTACTCTTTTGGCAGTATTGGTAGCAGCGTTTTCTTCACTTGCTTCAGGGTGGTGGACTCCATCAGAAATGCAACAGCATCACAGAATAAATTCAGAAAGAGTAAATTGACATTTTATCTAAGGCATGATAAAGTAGAATACTTGATTGCCTAAGCAAATGCTATACAATGAGACAAAATACATTGGATTAATATCTGTACGTCTTGGAAAATTTGCAAAGAAAAAAATAGGTTTATACAATTTTAGATGCCCGTATTGTGGAGACTCTAAGAATAGTAGAAATAAAGCCAGAGGATATTTATATCAAGTTAAGAATGATTATAATTTTAAGTGTCATAATTGTGGTATTTGTAAATCCTTTTCCAATTTTTTAAAGGATCAAGATCCTTCACTTTATGATGAGTATGTGATGGAAAGATATAAAAGTGGTCTCACGGGAAAAGCAACTGTCGTAGCAGATCCAAAATTTACATTTAAGCAACCAATTTTTCAAAAAAAATCTAAAAGTATCTTAGAAGAATTGGACACTGTGTATTCTCTAAATACATCGCATCCAGCTAAAGAATATCTTTTATCAAGAAAAATTACTGAAAATAACCTAAAAGATTTATATTTCTGTCCCCATTTCAAAGAATGGACAAATAAACATTTAAAGGTTTTTAATGATACAACTAATGATGATGAAAGAATTATTATTCCACTTAAAGACGAGGAGGAGAATGTTTTTGGTTATCAAGGAAGATCATTAAATGCAAAATCAAAACTTAGATACATTACGGTTATGATGGATAATACCAAACCAAAAGTGTTTGGATTAAATAAAATAAATCAAAAAGAAAGAATTTATGTTACGGAGGGTCCATTTGATAGTTTGTTTTTAAAAAACTCAATAGCAATGTGTGGAGCAGACGTTTCTCTGGACTCGTTTGACTTTTCAGAAATTGTTTATGTTCTTGATAATGAACCAAGAAACTTTGAAATTGTAAAAAGACTTTCTGCTTTAATTGAAAGAAGCAATAAAGTTGTCATTTATCCCAGTGATCTAAAAGAGAAGGATTTAAATGAAATGGTAATGAATGGTAAAAATGTACAAGATATTGTAGAATGCAATGTATATGAAGGTCTTGAAGCAAAGTTAAAACTACTAAACTGGAAGAAAGTATGAGCAACGGAACAAAAGTTAAAAAAAGAAACGGATTATTTGAGGGACTCAATTTAGATAAAATTCACAAAATGGTTGACAGTGCTTGTGAAGGATTAACTGGAGTTTCTCCGTCACAAGTTGAAATTAATTCTGGTATTCAATTTTATGATGGTATCACCACTGAAGAAATTCAAGAAATTTTAATTCGATCTGCTAGTGATCTTATTGATTTAGAATCTCCTAATTATCAATTTGTTGCTGCCAGACTTCTTTTGTTTGGATTGTATAAACAAGTATTTGGCCAATCGTGGAATCAGGGATTCCTTCACATTTATGATCATCTCATGCATGGTGCATGTAGTGGAATTTATGATAAACATCTTCCTGCAAAATATTCTACAGAAGATTGGGATAAAATTAATTCGTGGATTGATCACGATAGAGATTTTCTGTTTACCTATGCTGGTCTTCGTCAAGTTGTAGATAAATATTTGGTACAGGATAGAAGCAGTGGACGTGTCTTTGAGACACCGCAGTATGCTTACATGTTGGTTTCAACCACCATTTTTGCTGAGTATCCAAAGGAAACCCGTCTCTCTTACGTCAAAAAATACTATGACGCAATCAGCAAACACAAAATCAACGTACCAACCCCCATTTTGGCAGGAGTGCGAACCCCACTTCGTCAATTTGCATCTTGCGTTCTCGTTGATGTTGATGACACCCTCGATAGTATCTTTAGCAGTGATATGGCTATTGGCAGGTATGTCGCACAAAGGGCTGGTATCGGTATTAACGCTGGAAGAATCCGTGGCATTAACTCTAAAATCAGAGGTGGAGAGGTACAACACACAGGCGTTGTCCCCTTCCTTAAGAAGTTTGAGGCAACTGTCCGATGCTGCACTCAGAACGGCATCAGAGGTGGTTCTGCTACAGTTCACTTTCCTATCTGGCACCAAGAAATAGAAGACATTCTAGTTCTGAAAAACAATAAAGGAACCGAAGATAATCGTGTTCGCAAACTTGATTATTCCATTCAAATTAGCAAGTTATTCTATGAAAGATTCATTCAAGATGGTGAGATCACTCTTTTCTCCCCGCATGATGTTCCTGGACTTTATGATGCTTTTGGAACAGATCGTTTTGACGATCTCTATGTTTCGTATGAAAAAGATTCGACCATTCCGAAAAAAACTATTAAAGCACAAGAACTCATCCTCAACTTTCTTAAGGAACGTGCGGAAACAGGTCGTATTTACATTATGAATATCGACCACTGCAATTCTCATTCCTCTTTTGTTGATAAGGTTGAGATGAGTAACCTTTGCCAAGAGATTACTTTACCTACTAAACCATTAAAGCACATTGATGATTCAGAAGGTGAAATTGCATTATGTATTCTTTCTGCTGTCAATGTTGGAAAAATTAAACATCTTGAAGAACTTGAGGAATTGTGCGATCTTTCGGTTCGTTCTCTTGATGAGCTGATTGATTATCAGGGGTATCCAATTATTGCTGCTGAAAAGTCTACAAAGGCACGTAGATCACTTGGAATAGGATACATTGGTCTTGCACACTTTCTTGCAAGACATCAAGTAAAGTATTCTGATGCTGCTGCTGCTCTTATCGTGCATGATCTTACCGAAGCATTTCAGTACTATCTTCTTAAGTCATCTAATCAACTTGCGATCGAAAAAGGTAAATGTGAATTTTTTAACAAAACAAAATATTCACAAGGTATTCTTCCCATAGATACTTATAAAAAAGATGTAGATGAAATCACAAACCAGGAGTATAAGTATGACTGGGAAGCATTACGCAGAAATATTGTGGACAAGGGTTTACGGAACTCCACCTTGTCTGCTCAGATGCCATCAGAGAGTAGTTCCGTTGTGTCAAACGCAACTAATGGAATCGAACCGCCTCGTGGGTATTTGTCCATTAAAAAATCGAAAAAAGGTCCACTCAAACAAATTGTTCCACAATATCATACTCTCAAAAACCACTATACTCTTCTTTGGGACATGCCTGATAACACTGGTTATATTAATGTTGTTTCTGTGATACAAAAATTCTTTGACCAAGCAATTTCAGGAAACTGGTCTTATAATCCAGAAAACTATCCGAATAATGAAGTTCCTGTCTCCGAAATGGCAAACGATCTATTAAGAACATATAAGTATGGTTGGAAGACATCATATTATCAAAATACCTATGACATTAAAACTGACGAAGTTATGGAAGAAAAAAATAGTTTAATTTGTGACATTTTAAATTCTGGTGAGGAAGATTGTGAAAGTTGTAAAATTTAATTTCAAAACCAACTACGAGGAAGATTCAATGAAAGGAATGACTGTCTTTAATACTGAAGAGGTTGATACAAAAAAACAACCAATGTTTTTTGGAAAACCTTTAGGCGTCCAGAGGTATGATTCTTATAAGTATCCTGTTTTTGATAAACTTACAACTCAGCAACTTGGATATTTTTGGAGACCAGAAGAAGTTTCTCTTCAGAAAGATAGAGCAGATTATCATCAATTGCGTCCAGAACAAAAACACATTTTTACTTCAAATCTAAAGTATCAAATCCTTCTTGATTCTGTTCAAGGTCGTGGTCCTGGTATGGCATTTGCTCCATACTGCTCTCTTCCTGAACTGGAAGCATGTATGAAAGTTTGGGAGTTTATGGAGATGATACATTCCAGATCATATACATACATTATTAAGAACGTTTATTCAGATCCATCTGAAATTTTTGATTCAATTTTAAATAATGAAAAAATCTTAGAAAGAGCATCTTCTGTTACAGGTGCTTATGATGATTTTATAAATTCTGCTCATCTTTACGATTCTTCTAATACATGGAAGTTTGCTAATGAGGGTGTGAATTTGGGTAAAACGGAACGTTATGAATTAAAAAGAAAACTTTATCGTGCTATTGCAAATGTCAACATTCTCGAAGGTATCAGGTTTTATGTCTCGTTCGCTTGCAGCTTTGCGTTCGGAGAACTTAAACTTATGGAAGGATCCGCTAAAATTATCTCTCTCATCGCAAGAGACGAAAATCAGCACCTTGTCATTACTCAGAACATCCTCAATAAATGGCGTGAAGGAGATGATCCAGAAATGCAACAGATTACTAAAGAAGAGGAAGAATGGGTAGTATCTGCCTTCGAAAACTGTGCAAATCAGGAGAAATCTTGGGCACAGTATCTATTTAAAGATGGTTCAATCATTGGATTGAATGATAAATTGCTCAACAATTATGTTGAGTGGATTACAAATCGTCGTATGAAATCTATTGGGTTAAAGCCTATCTATGATATCTCTGCCAGAAATAATCCTCTCCCCTGGACAGAACACTGGATCTCCTCTAAAGGTCTACAGGTGGCACCACAAGAAACGGAACAAGAAACATACATTGTAGGTGGATTGAAGCAAGACATGAAAAGCGATACTTTCGCTGATTTTAGACTATAATTTAAGACTGAATCTGAATGTATTATAAATAAATGCAGATCATCCTGTAACAAATGTTACAAAACTACTTGACTACATAATAGAGAGTAACTATACTCTAATAACGTTCATCGGAGAAATCCGACGGAAGTAAGCCGACTCGGAACGGATCGTTCATCTATGGAAATCATTCTCTGGACTTGCGTTGAATCTCAAAAGCTTATTGACAATGTTCGCACCTCAAAAGTGCCAAATAAGGTAAAAGCAGAGCTCATTCAAATTCATAAAGAACACGCACCAAAGACCTGTAAATTTACCATAGACGCAAAAGCCGACTGAAGGAACGCTCTTTAACCTCAAAACCTAAGGAGAAACCTAATGTCGAAAGTCGTATACCGTGGTGTCGAATATGATACCGAACAACGCCGTCAAGCACAGGCACAAACACAGCAACAACCTCAACAATACAATGAGACCTATCGTGGGGTCAAATTTGTAAAAGAGGGGAACAAGGGATGACAGCAACCTATCGTGGTGTGAAGTATAATACTCACACTCCGAAACTACAATACCGTAAGTGGTATTCAGAAACACACGCCCCATCACATTCAACAAACACATATCGTGGTGTTGCTTACCGTCCTTGTAACAACTGGAACTGGGAGGAGAAGAAATGAAAAAACTTAACTTCCTGCAATTGATTAAGGAGCAAAAGCAAAAAGAAGAGCGTCGTCATCAAGCACAACTAGCACAACTAGTGGGAGCAAAGTAATGGCACAAACCGTCGTATCTTTAACTGCTGGACTTGCCTTAAGCACAATTCTACTCTCAACCTATATTCAATGGTTGTATAAGTATTAATCAAACGGAGGGCTTGACACCCTCTCTTTTTTTGTGTATAATAACTCTGTCAGGGTTAATAGATAGTATTAGATATATCTAATACTATATGAAGACTAGTAGTGCAAAGAATAAGGGTAGGACACTACAGAAGTGGGTTGTAGAAAGACTTATAGAAACCTTTAACATTCATCCAGAAGATATTAAATCCTGTTCTATG